AACCCAGAGAACACGGTTGATGGCCAGAGCTTCTGGAACAACTTTGGTAGTGTTGCCGAACGTGATCCCGCCAACGCCTGGCGCTATCTCTCTGCAGCACAACGCAATCCCAATGTGTTCCGCCAGAAACTCCTGGTAATGGATTGATTCTTAAAAACAATTAAATGTAGAATAAGGGGTAGTGGTTACTGCCCCTTTTTTATTTGTACCCAATATGTCCAACGTTGGTGCTAAAGTTAAAAACTTTATTGATGCAGCAGCCGGAATGATGCCGCAAGGTATCCAAGGCGGTGCTAGTCAATTAGGTGGTTCAGTTTCTCGTGGTATTACTGCAGCAGCAACTCCTCTTGCTACTGGGTTAGAAAATATTGGTATGAAAGCTGCAGGCCAGGCAGTTCAATCTGGTGCTGCTAAAACTGCTGCATTTAAAGGAAATACTTTACCTAGTTATAGCAACTTAACCGGTTCACGTATTCTTGGTTACGCCGGAGCTGCTGCTGGTTTAGGTGGTGCTTTTGTTGGCGGCATGGGAGCAACAGCTGGCATGAATGCACTGGCTGGTTACTATGCACAAGATCCTTTTGCACGCCGCTCTGGTGTTGGCACAGTTGGTTCAACTCCAATGCCACAAGATTTACAAACTGGTTATATTAGTTTGAATGGCTTTGGTTCTCCACTGGGGCAAATGAATGTTGGAAATGTTGGCAATATGAAGCAAGCACAACTAGCGCAACGTTATGCACCCAGTGCACTTTTAACAGCAATGGGAGGCAATCCTGCTGCTAACCAACAAATGCGGTAATTTAAAAACAATGGACAACAAAACTAAGTCAAAACAGTTTCTTGCTAACTTTATTAAGCCAGAAATTACAAGTGAGTTAATTACTCTTCAACCACAAGAAGTTAATCCTTTTGAACGGATGGGTCCAGTACCTAGTGTTCCTTATAGTGGCGTTAATCGTCCAGGTGTTCTCTTTTAAACTCAGTGAATCCTGAAACTAAAAATTTATTACAAGGTGCAGCAGCAGCAGCTGGTGCAGCAGGAGCTTATGCTTTAGGTCGTTCAGCGGCACAACAGTACCGTAAGAAAAGTTATGAAGAAACTGGTACTGCTTTTTCTGCTCCAGCTGGACAAAACATTTTAAATCAATATACAAAAACAACGGGTCAACCAGCACCAAATGTGACAACGAACATGTTGCCATCTGGTGTTAGTTATTCACAAGGAGATACCATCTCTTTAAATTATCCTTCTGCAAGTAAGTTTACCCTTGGCCACGAACTTGGCCATCAAGCTATTGCAAAAGGAAATGATGTCTTTCGTTTTGCACAACAACAAACGTACTCAGGTTTAAATCCAAATGTTGTCGGTCTTGCTACGGTCGGTGTTGGGGCCTTGGTTCCTTCTGCTCGTCGTGCAGCTTCTCTTGCTCTTGGGATTAACTACTTAAATCACAGCGGACGCATTGCATCAGAAGCAGAAGCAAGCCGACGTGGCACCAAACTTTTAAATGAAGCTGGCTATCCTGTCTCACCTGCACCAGGTCTCTATCAAGTTGGTGGTTATGTCGCAGCTCCAGCGGTCACGGCATTGGGTGGCTTAGCTGCAGGGCGCTTCTTACGGTCGTTTGTTGAGAGCGTCTAGTAAAATTAATAACCTTAATAGATAAGTTTTGCTATAATTTTATCAATGGGACGGAAGTTCCCAGATCTTTTAATGGCTTCTGTCATTATGTAGGGATCTTCTCGATCTCCGGTATCAGCTAAACCTACGCTGAAGAACCAACATGTTTATTGATAACGATTTCCCTAAGCTGTTGGGCGCGGAACTTTACCGTCCCCATCCGGCTTATATCGTGGAGATGGCCTGCGAGCCAGTTGTCGTCCACGACTTTACTAAACAACCCGGTCAGACTGTCCAGTTAGATCGTTACCGCTTCTGGGGTAACCCTGGCACCAAGACCAACCGTGAGCGTACCCAGGATCAAACCATTGGTACTGCAAACAGCCGGTCCATCGTCAAGGACAAAGTGCTGGTGTCTCTGCGTGAGTACACCGGTCCTGCTGACCCGAATAATGCAAACCTCCCGAGCACCTTCAAGATTGCTCGTGAAACCCTGATGACTGCTCAGCGTCTGCTGCTGGACACCGGGAACCTTAACATGTTCCACCAGTCCATCGGTTCGCTGACTCTGCTCGACGACTATCGTCGTTGGCGCGACCGTGTGTTCTTGGACGAGATGTTCAAGTCCGAGTCCCGTGGTCAGTCTTCTGATTCCCAGGGTGGTTACTACTACCCCAACAACAAAGCTAAGACCGGCGCTACCACGCTGACCGCTTACACCGCTACCGAGTATGCCTCTGAGCGTTACCAGTTTAACGTAAAGAACGACCTGCTCAACGTGGTCAAGAGCCTGCGTAAGCGTAACGTTCCTGTCTTCGCTGACGGCTACTACCGTTGTATCGCTGACCCTTCCTTCATGAAGGATCTGCGTGCTGACCAAGGCTTCCGTGAAGTTGCTCGTTATCCTGGTTTTGCCCCTGGCAACCCACTGATGAGCGGCATGAACCCCAACGCTGCCATCTATGGCGGTGGTCAGTACGGTCAAGCCCAGTTTGTTGGCGGTGAGCCAACCATGCCTTCTGGCTTTGTGTTTGAAGGTGTGCGGTTCTTCGAATCCACCAACTTCCCATCCAAGACCATTACCGTTGATATTGGCGACGGTGCTGGCGCTGTTTCCCACGACACTCCTCCTGCTCTGTTCTTCGGTCCTCAGGCTGTGGGTGTTGGCATTGGTGGTCCTAATGCTCAGGTCCTCATCAACAACAATGATGACTTCAGCCGCTTTATCATTCTGATTTGGCAGCTGTACGCTGGCTTTGCCAACCTGAACAAGGACTTTATTACCACTGCTTTCACCATCGTTTGAGGAAGGAGGTAATTAACAATGGCTTTTTACAAAGAAGAAGCGGGCTCTATTCTGTATCCCGGTAACCAAATTAACCGCCTTTCCTCCTATAACACCGAAGGTGTTTTTGGCTGGCCTGGCGTCGAAGCTTTTGAGCTGATTGGCTACGTCAAGATTGATAACCTTGCCGCTGACAAAGCAAGCTTCAAGAGCTTTGATATCACTGTTCCTTCCCCTGATCGTCGTCCTGATGATCGGGTTCGTGACAACCGCACGTCCCTTGTTGTGGATGCTAGCGCGGACCGTCCGGCTTATATCTATGGCGCATCCATTGCGATTGGCCAAGATATTCCCATTGGTGGTGAGCCCAGCTTCCCTGCATCCCCTGTGACCGCCAGCATTGGTGGTACCAGCACTGAGGGTCTGCTGCTTGGTCCTAACAACGCTGGTGCTCCTTTCGGTGTGCCTTCGTCTCAAGCAAACGGTCTGGCTGCTGCTAGCTCGATTGTTACTGCTACCAGCAACCTGTTTGCTGCTGGCCTGAGCGACACCACTGTAGGCGATCTGCCCTTCTGGACCACTGTGACCACTGCAGGCATCACGGCTGCTAACGCTGCCAACTCGATGTTCTACCGCGTCACTGATAACACCACCTTTAAGGTGTTCAACGTGAATGCTGTTACCTCCACGACTGTGGATGGTGACGGTGTGTTCATCAGCCAGACTGACAAAGATGCCGGTCGCGCTGGTTACATCCTGTGCCGCGTGAACTATCTGCGTCCTGCTAAGTCCGTTGTTTGGGAAGACATCAATGAGTTCATTGACTTTGCTTCTCAAGTTGGCGGTACTGACAGCTGATCATTGATTAGCTGAGTTAAGGTTGGTATTGTATTGGTAGTTGCCTTTTTTTAAATGCTCTACCAATACAAACCAACTGGCCAACTCGTTGAAATGATTTCGCACCACGGTGATGGGATCATGATGTGTGTTGATTCACAAGATGAAGTTCTCTATATTGAGCGAGAAGATCTGATTCCTCATATTGCTGCAACCAACGAAAAGGATCGGACGGAAAAGCGCTTAACTCAGAAGCTCCAAGAAGAAGGCGTTAATCCTCCTACTCCAACCAATAAAGAAAGTTTTCCGATTGATACGCGGATTAATATCAACACGGCAACCGCTCGGCAGATTGCAGATCATCTCCCTGGCGTTGGCCTGAAGACAGCGCGTGACATTAAAGATCTGCAGACTTCTATGGCAGGTGAGAAGTTTGCACGTCTTGATCAACTGAAACAAATCAAGCGTGTTGATTGGGATGAGATCTTTAAAGAGAATCTGATTCGTGTTGAATAATAGTTGCAACAACTGAAAACTTCACCGTGTTAAGCTATTAATAGAGGACTATATCCTCTGCGCTGTTAGAGTTTTCTAATGCAACTTGATAGTTTCCTCAAGTCAAAAATTCGCTGGCATTTGGGATATAACACCACATCTATCCCAGCTGGTGACCTTGCTCGACTAGAAGAAGCTTTGAACAACGTACCAGATTCTTTCTGGTACCAGAAATTAGTTGAACAAATCACTCGGTGCGACGAGGCTGAAAAACGCACCGATATGACGGGTAGTGTGAATAATGATACGGTACCTAGGAATCGTTTAGAAAATATTGCTGGCGACGTTGATCGCACTATCACAACAACTGATTTCAAAGACACCCTCAAAACCTGGACTGAAATTTACCTTTATGAAACTGATCGCTTAGCTCACCACCTTTACGTGGCTAACTATAGGAATCCTATGCAAGCCCGTTATCGCTTCGAGCGGGAAGGCGCTGAATTCATTCAAGCCTTACCTGGACCCGCAGACGTTGCCGTGGGGACCCGCTTCTTCTTCGAGTACAACTTCAGGTAAACTTGTGTCGAACCTTCGCCAACGTTACGAAACTCTGCTTCAGCGTCCTGATGTACGCGCTCTGCTTAATACTATCCGCTATGCGGAGGGTACACCAGGACAAGCCGGCTATCAAACCATGTTTGGTGGTGGCAAATTTGACACATCAAAAGGATGGCAACATCCTGACAAAGTTATTAGAAGTGGTGGTTACGCTAGTAGCGCTGCTGGTGCCTATCAATTTCTACAGCCCACATGGCAAGGCACAGCGAAAGCACTTGGCTTACCCGACTTCAGCCCTAAATCCCAAGACCTTGCTGCTCTTTATTTAATTGATAAAAAGCGAGGCGCACTAGACCCCTTCCTAAAAGGAGAAAAATTTGGAACTGTTACTAACAAGCTTGCTCCAGAGTGGGCTTCATTGCCAACATCTGGTGGCGGAAGTTACTACGGGCAACCTTCTAAACCGCTCGGTGACCTGTACAAATATTACGAACAACAAAAACAACAACTGGCAGGACAAACTTTACCTGGCAACCAAGCACAAGCACAAGTTGAACAGCAACAAACTCCTGTTGGCCAGCAGCAATCTGCAATCCCAACAATTAACATTACCATTAACCGAAAGGGTAGCGCAGGAGAAGAAACAGATCCTATTGTAAGTATTATCAATCAGTTTAAAAAAGCAAGACAAGAACGAACTGGCGTTCCTTCACCTTTAGAACTTGCTCAAAATCTTGTTAGCACACCTAAAGTTGACTACTTTAATTTAGGCTGATTAAGTAACTTAGAACAATGGCTGGCATTATTCAAGCAGGATATGTTGCAAGACCTGGAGAGGATATCTTTCCAACAACAGGTCCTCACCTTGATGTTCGTGTTAAAAAAGGCGGCAAGTATATTGATCCAACAACGTGGCGCAGTGGTCTGCAAAACTTATTAGTTGGTGAAAATAAAACTCCTCTTTTCAAACAAACGGGCGATGGGTTCACGCCAGCCTTTCAAATTACATCACCCTTTGGCCCAAGGTCTGCGCCAGTAGCTGGAGCTTCTACATTCCACCGTGGCGTTGACTTTGGTGTTGGTGGTGGTACACCACTTTATTGGAAAGGAGCAGGTGCCTTTAAACCAGGCCGTGGCTTAGGAACGATTCAAACTCCTGAAGGCTATGAGATTGAACTGCTGCATACCAAAGGTGGTAAAGAAGCATCTCTGATGGGTGCACCCCAGATGGCAGAAAGTCTGCCAGCTCCACAGGTGCAACAAACTCCACAAGTGCAACAAGGGGAGTTAGGGGGCCAACCCATTAACATTGTTATTGATCTTGTAGAAGACGGCGGTAAGAAACAGATTACGCCAGATCAAATGCTGCAGAATTATATTGTTGAACGATTTAATACACCCCGTCGTGGTGCCATGGCGCCGATGCAAATGGCACAACAGTTATTGAATACTGCACCTGTTAATTACTTCGCATGAGGTTCGCTCAAGTTCCTGGTTACAGTTCTGCTTATCCTGTTACATACAACAATATGTACCAGGACTACAGCATGACAACAGCTGGTCTGTCAAATCCGTTGCAGCCGGGAATGCAAGAGCAAAACAAACCATGCTCTTATGTTGTTGGTTATAACGGTAGTAATGATCCACGTTTCCAGTTGAACAATCCTGCCTACATGCGTGAGGTAGATCGTTCTGCTAGCGATATGGTTCCCCCTGTTATTCTTAATAAAAGGCCAATACAGAATCAGTTCTGATGAGCTACACAAAGCCAGGGATGCGAGAGCGCATCAAAGATCGGATCATGGCTGGCTCCAAAGGAGGCAAGCCCGGCCAATAAATTTGTGGTATTGTACGGAAAGCACAAACCACTCAATGCAAAAGCTTTGCCGGGAATGCGGAACCAGAAAGCCGCATGAAAATTTTAATAGCAAAGGCTACACTTCAGCAGGAAACATAAAGCGTGACACTCTCTGCAAAGATTGTCGATCCATAGTTAATCAAAGATTTAAAAAACTCTACGGTGTTGAAGGAAAAAAACAATGTTCTCAGTGTGGCGAGTACCTGAATTGGGATTGTTTTAGAAAACGCAGAGGAAGTGGTCACACTTATTTGCATTCTTCTTGTAAAGCCTGTAATAAATTTAAATGGGACAAATGGGTTGAAGCAAATAAAGAACACTATCAAGAAATAAAAAAGAAAGGACAAAACTTATTTCATCATGAACACAAGAAATATGAACGTCAAGGAATTACTAAAGAACAATATGAACTTGTGCTAAAAACTCAAGATGGTAAATGTGCTATATGTCAAAAGCCACCGAAGTGCAATCATAATTTAGCAATGGACCACAATCATGAAACAAAAGAATTCAGAGGACTGCTTTGCAAAGAGTGCAACAGAGCCCTTGGTCTTTTTGGTGATAATATAGATATATTGCAAAACGCATTAAACTACCTTAAGGAAAGAGGCAGCTATGGCTGAAGATAAAGGCAACTATACAAAACCAGATCTTCGTGAAAGCTTAAAGCGTCGCATCATGGCAGGCTCTGATGGTGGTAAATCTGGAGAATGGTCGTAGCCGTAAGGCTACTAAATAATGATCGGCAAGAAAAGCTCAAATGCTCGCTAGAGCATATAAAGAAAAAGGCGGTGGCTACAAAGGCGGCAAGACAGAAAAGCAGAAATCACTCAAGCGCTGGGGTGAGCAGAAGTGGATGACAAAAGAACAATATGAAAAGGGAGATAAATGATG